TTTGGATCTAATATTTCTTTATTCATTTAACTCCTCCTAGTACCTATTCTTTTTATAGTGATCTTTTTCTTTAATAAAGCCAACAAGAACATATCTAATAGGACCTTCTCCTACTGCTTTTACTCCATGCTTGTATTCTTCATTCCCTGGAAAAAGAAGTAGGGTTCCTGCTTTAGGCTTTAATTCTATATCTAAATTTGGAAAAAATAATTCTCCGTCTGAATATTCATCGTTAATATAAATAATTGTGGCGTATGTAATAGATGGATCGGTATGCTGATCTGTATGGGCTGTTAGTTGTACTCCAGGCTGCATTCTTTGAATTGTTCCAAGTCCACTTAAAATAAGTTTTGGATCTGAATTGACAACCATTGAATTTAAACCTTTATATATTGGGCGATAAATTGGATCATTAGATATGTTAAAATTTTTATCTTTCCAATTTTGAGTAATTTCAAATTTTCCTTCTGCAACCAAATTGTCTACGTCAGTTCTTCCAAACTTTTCTAAACAAAAACTTTTCAAATTGGCATAATACTCTACTTCCCAATCTTCTTGAGACGCACTATCTATAATTCTTCCAAAGGTTTCTAACTGTTCTTTTGATAAAAAGTTTTCAACAGAAAATAATTCTGGAGTAATCTCTGTAATAGAATAACCACTATCTCTTAGTTGTTCTTTAAAAGAATCAATCATTTTTATTATCCTCCAGTTTGTATTTGTTTCCGCTTGAGTCTAGTTTCCAACCCTGCTTAAGTAACTCTTGCCATTCGGCTCTTTCAATTTCTTGCTTTGCTCTTGTTTCTTTCATCTCTGCTGCCCAAGCATCTCTTAATTCTTGAGGATAGTCAGACTCTTCTCTATCATCCCAGAAAGATCCTATGGTATATCTTACTCCACTTTCAATTAAAGAAACTTCGTGCATATTATTAAATCCACCGTCAAACACTGCAAGCATTCCAACCTGTGGTTTAATTTCTATATTTTGACCTGGAAACTTTAACAGTCCACCTTCAAAATCATCATTTAGATAAAGGAATCCAGCATACCGACTTCTTGTGAATGCTCCAGAATTTCCTTCAGCGTCTGTATTATCTGAGTGCACTCTTGCATATGCTCCTGGTTCCCACTTTTGTGTATGGTATCCAATCTTAGAAATTACTTTTGGATCAAGATCATGAACTGAAGCAATTGCTTCTGGCATTGTTTTTTCAATGTCTGAAAATATAGTTGGAGATAGTTCAGCATCAAGGAGTTCTTGATCATTATCTTGTGGCAATATTGAAGAGTATGACTCATAAAATGAAATAGGCATCCAGGTAATTCCACCATTATTTGCTTGAGCATCTAATGCCTGTATCATTTTTTTACAGTCTTCTTTACTTATGAAGTTCTCATAAACTACTATATCTTTTGTTATTCTTTTTTTATTATTTAGGTTCATTTTATCCTTACCCCATTTTCTATTGTACTTCTTTGAGGATTGCTTTCTCTAAAATTTTTCTCTAACTCTGGTTGCATGGCAGCCCAAGTTTCTTTTCCAAACTCTTTTTCTTTTTTATACCATTCATCTGTTCCTTGTTGATATTTTTGCCAGTACATTCTTGACAAAAATTTATTTTTATTATATGATGGCATAACTCCATGTAAATATGGCATTCCATCTTCTGTAAGATAGTCTGGGTGCCCTGATGGGAAAACTAAAAGATCTCCTGCTTCAGGCTTATACTTTACAAGTTTGTCACCCATTACAAAATCAATCTCTCCACCCTCGTAATCATCATTAAAATACATTGTGCAGGTTATTATAAATTTATATCCTGGGGCATCTGCTTGCTCTCTCATATAATCTGAATGATATCTCATACCATGCTTTTCAGTTTCATTACTTACATGATATTTTCCAATTGTTCCACCAGTCCATTGCCAGACCTTTATACGATCTCCATTTTCGTTAATAGATGTTTCACTTAAGTCTACATCAATATTGTATTTTTTAATATAATGTTCTGTAACTAAATGAAAATTTTCCATTACCTCAATAGCAAAGTTTTTTTGATCTTCTTGAACTTGTGTAGTTGTTTCTATATTTTTTAAATTTCCAAACTTGTCTGACATGGAAAAAATAGGGACTATTGGATTTAAATATTCTCCAAAAATAGACCATTGTGTCCAAGGGCTAAAAATTCTATCTTCTGTTTCTATTAATGAATCTGTTAAGACTTTATAAGATTTTGAAATATCTTTAAACATATTCTTATATACAAGAATGTTAGGGTATATTTCAATTGCTTCTATTTGTTTATCCGTCATGGCTGTCTTTCTCCAGTGTGCTTTGTAATTTCCCAAAAGAAAGGACATGTAAATCTTAAGCCACTTTTTATTTCTGTTACTCCGTGAATATAGTTTTTATCTCCTGGGAAAAAATAAGCAGCACCCTTTTTAGGTTTAAACTGTACCCCTTGTAAAGGAAAATATAGTTCTCCACCCTCATAGTCTTCATTTAAATAAAATAAACTTGATAGGTCATAGTTTGGAAAGTCATTTGGAAGTCCAGCGTCTGGTCCGTCATGCAATTCTTTATCTGCGTGAGGTCTTTGAAATTGTCCTGGAAGCCATTTAACAATAGTTGTTCCAGTTGGGGTAACCTCTACTTTATAAAATTCTTCAATTATTGGCTTTAGTCTTTTAAATAATCCAGCAATTATCGGAGAAATAGCAGGATCGTTTTTGTCTAATGTTGGCTGAGTAGCAACTCTATCTTTCCAGTAATCTGAATCATAGACAACTGTTCCATTTTCATTTACATGACTTTGTGTTATATCCCAAATAGTTAAAGATTTTGCAGCCTTTTCTAAAAAGTCCATCTCTTCTTGAGTCATAAAATTCTCTAACTCAACAATCATGTCTTTGCTATCTCCAAACCATCCAGAAGGAGTCATTGAAGGCTTTCTTACTACTACATTGTCTAAGTTGTTCATATTTAAATTATACCACCCGATCTATTTTTAGTATTATCTTCTACCCGAAGTTTTAAAACCTTTGCTTCATGACTACCTAAAGACTCTTGTTTTTCATTTACTGCATCTCTATACCAGTCTGTCCATTGACCAGCAGAATTAATAACTTGTGCTGCTGAACCATAAGACATATTTGCCTGGACTCTTTTTTTATCTTTATCTTGATAGTCAAATATTTCAATGCAAGAGTTGTTTAAATTTGACAATGATATTGGTATTATTGTTGCTAAAGGAGTTCCTGCTTTAATTAAAACTGTTTCATTTACCTTCCTTGCTTTTATTGCTAAAGGTAGTGGGTTATCATAAAAAGATGTACTCATTAGATTAGACATTGTTTCAAAGTCATTACTAAAATAATTTACTGGGTTTATAGTAAAAAGACTAATATCTTCTTCTGTTCTAAAAACTAAGCCAGTATCAAAACTAATAGATGATTGACCTCTACCTCCATAAGATCCTTTAGGTGCCTTTATAATGTTTATATGATCTGGAGTTTGATCATTAGTGCCATCCCAAATAAATTCAATATCAATAACAGAAGAAAGACTCCATCCAACAACGTTTGATTGTGTTACTGGAAAGCACCTGTAGGCATGTCCTTCTGATGTAACATCCATCCAATCTCTTTTTATTGACATTGGCTCAATATTGAATGAGGACCCTTGTGTTTTTTCAACTGAAATATTAATCATTAGTCGGCCTCTGCGCTATACATTTCTGGAGTGTGAAACTTTTTACTATAGTCTAACATAGTAACAATAGAGTACTTAGTCCCAGAAGTTACTGGCATTGCTTGGTGAGGATACATAAAGTTTGATGGGAAAATAAAAAGATCTCCAGCATCTGCTTTAACCTTTAAATTTTGTAATCTAAAGTAAAGTTCTCCGCCCTCATAGTCATCATTTGGATAGGCTACAAGTGAAAGAGTACAGTTATATGAAAACCCATGATCATGGTGTTCCATAAAGTGTTGTCCTGGACCATATTTTATAAAGTTAAATGCTTCCCAATATTTTAAATTATTAATATTGTACATTCTTGAATAGTCTTCAACTGCAGGTAGTTTAACATCATAAAGATCTTGCCACAAAGATTGAAGGTTTAAACTAATCTTGCTTTTATCATTTTCTATATCTGTTTTTTTGAATTTAAAATCATTACAGTCACGGTATTCTGGCATTAACTGCTGATATCCAACATATGCTGGTTGCCAAGCATATCCAGATGTATCTCCTACTGGCTTAAGGTTAGCCTCAATTCTACCAATAACATCAATCTCTTTTTTAATGAGCCCTTTATAGACCCATATACCATTTCCAAGATCTTGTTTTTCTGTCCATGTTTGCATTTATATCTCCTATTTGTATTCTCTTCTTGACCAAACATTATTTTTATATACCCCGCCGTCAGGCTTACGATAAAACTGCATGTTATTAACCATTTTATCATAGATTGTTGCCTGATCTAAAATTTCTATTTTGTGTTCCCAGTTATCTCTTTTAAATGGAAAAATTTGTAAATAGGGAGTTCCTGCTGGAATTGTTCCTTCCCATCCATCTATAATAAAAAATGGAAAACTTCCAAGTAAATTGACTTTATCAGAATCTACTATTCCAGTTGTACATAAAAATGGAAGATCAAACCTATTCATTGGTGTCATAAATAAAGCACTATATCCTTCTGGCAACTCTAATCCCCAGTCAGCAGACCAAGCAAAATGATGTTGATAGTATCCAACTGGATGTTCAAATTGTGACATAGGGGCTCTTTGTGTGCAAAAATCTTTACATAAAGGATCATCAATTTTTACGTTAATTATTCCCTGAGAATCTTTAGTAAAAGTTAAATCGCATGGAGTCTTAAAAACATAGCCTGTTGAAAATGCATCCATAATTGCTGGGCAGGCTTTCCATGTAGGAATCTTTCCATAGTCATCGGTTGTTCCTTCTTTAGGAAATGGGCAAACTTCTTTTGGTGCTTTGTAATATTCTCCGTTTGGCATTTTTGCAAATCTATCTGCAACTTTATACCAGTCAGGAATAACATTTTGTGTGGGGGATGGAGTAGATTTGCTATCTGCTTTTAGCCAAGGCCTCAATGATTTAAATGTAGCAACTAGTGACATTATCTATGTCCTAGTTTGTTTATGTCTGTCATTACAACAACACAATACTTTGTTCCTGACTCCATTGGAAGTGATGCATGTTCATAAATATAATTTGATGGGAAAATTGCTATGTCTCCTACCTTTGGCTTAATAACAATATCATCTAATCTTGGGAAATGTATATTTCCACCTTCATAATCATCATTGATATAGATTACAGCGGAAACTGTACAATTATAGGCTGGACCATGGTCTGCGTGAATATTAAAGTGTGTTCCTTTTCCTTCATACTTAACAAAATTAAATGCTTCGTAATACACTACATCAATTCCCCAGTATTTTGCATAATCATCAATACAGTATTTAAGTTTTTGATATATCTCTTCGTGCAAATCTATTAGTTCTGCATTTGACTCATCTCTTGGGCCAAGATTTTCTTGCTTATACTTAAAATCTACACAATCTCTTGCTCTTTTAATTGGAATACGAGAGTTTGTAACTGTAGCGTCAGACCAATTATATTTTCCGCCTTTGCTCAAGTTTGACTCAAGAGTGTCTATGTATCTATTTGCATCATCTAAAGAAAATGTATTGTGATAAACATGTAGACCTAAACCAAGGTTTTCAGCAGTAATACCGTTCCCAACCTCTTTTACAGCAATTCTATTTGATGCTGTTTCTGATCTATCTTTTGTAAACCATTCGTTTGAGTTTTCATCGTTAATGTTTTCTTCTGGCAAAGTATCATAATTCATATTGTACCTTTTTCTCTATAACTAATGATACCACATTTTATGACAAAGAAATACCCCCTATTAGATTTTTCTTTAAGGGGGTATTATCTTTTATTACTTATTGTGAACTAGGAATCCACCAGCGATAAACCAGTCATACGGTTCTACGGATATCGCATAAGTTGATATTTCTTCAGTGCCTGGGGCATCTGTATAACCTATGCTAGTGACTAACTCTTCTGTTATTGATCCATTAGAAAGTATCTTGACTAATGTATCTCCAACAATTATATCTTCAGAGTTTTTCATTTCAAATATGCCATCTGTGTTTTTAGCAAACATTGGCTGTGATAGAGAGTAGGATACTGCTGCGTTTCCGTTAAAGTAAACTACCTGGTCTTTCACAGAAAGATAGATATTTACAATTGTAGCCTCTACGTATCCTGCAGTTTTTGCTGTTAAGGAAGGAGATGTCCACAACATGTATGTGTGCTCTTCCTCTGGACCCATTTCATTTAGGTCTATTGAGTATACTGTCTCTCCAACTTGAAGATCTTTAGCCTTAACTAAGCCTCTTGGAGTTAAGATTTCAGTTTCTGCCTCAATACATCCAACAGTAGAAAAGCGTGGGAAGTAAGGGAAGAATGGTGGGAAGAATGGTGGAAAGAATGGTGGAAAGAATGGTGGGAAGAATGGGAAGAACGGTGGGAAGAACGGTGGGAAGAATGGGAAGAATGGGAAGAACGGTGGGAAGAATGGTGGGAAGAATGGGAAGAACGGTGGGAAAAACGGTGGGAAAAATGGTGGTGTAGTTGTAATAGAAGCAGATGCTGCAGATACTACAGAGTTACCATTAGCATTTGTTGCATAGACTGTATAAGTTTGAGCAGTTCCACCTTCTTGTGTAACTGCAGCAGTTATAACTCCTGCTCCTACTGTTGCACCCTTACCATCAGAAGATGCCCAGGTATATCCAGTAATTGCAGAACCACCAGTTGCTGGTGCTGACCATGAAACATTGTCCTGATTAACCTGTGTAGTTACAGTTGGTGCTGAAGGTGTTGCTGGTACTGTTGTTGCAGTAATTGAAGCAGATGCTGCTGAAGCAGCAGATGTTCCTGCAGCGTTTGTTGCTGTTACTGTAAATGTATAGGCAGTGTTAGACTGAAGACCAGTTACTGTGACTGGAGAACTAGCACCAGTGCCTGTAAAAGATCCAGGAGATGATGTAACAGTAAAAGATGTGGCTGCTGGAGAAAGTGCTGGTAAAGAGAAAGAAACAGTTGCTGAACCATTATTAAAG